CCGGATGCTATGTATGACGGCCACCGCAAGAATCGCGATGCGTTCTTCAACCGTAGGGCGCAGGCTTTCTGGGATGTTAGGGAAAGGTTTTGGAAGACATATCAGGCGATGGAGGGCGAGTACCACGACCCCGACGAGCTTGTATTCCTAGACCCCGACCACGAGCTGATCAGCCAGTTGCGTAGCGAGCTATGCCGACTGCCGCTGAAGCCGCATCAGGGCGGCAAGATCCAGATTATGCCGAAGACCGAGATGGCGAAGCCGCCACTCAGCCTACCGTCGCCCAACTTGGCCGACGCATTTGCCTACAGCTTCCACGTGCAGGACTTCCTGCAGGGTAGCTGGTCGCAGCCAATCGAGTATAGGGAAAACTATATCTAATGATGGACGAAGACGAAATCAAAGGCATTATCTCGAACGAGATGGCCAATTGCGCGGGGGACGAATGGGTTCAGCGCAAGCGTCTTGCCCTTGACTACTATAACGGGCACGAGCCACGGCCGTCTGGCATCAAGGGGCGGTCTGAGGTCGTATCAACGGATGTCGCGGACGCGGTAGAGTGGATTCTGCCCAACATCGTCGAGTCGCTGTCCGGAAAGTCCGTCAAGTTCCAGCCGATGTCCGCGATGGACGAGGATCAGGCGGATCTTGAGACCGACTTCACACATTTCGTGTTCTCCGAGGAGAACAATGGCTTCCTGAACCTATACGAGGCCACTAAGGACGCCCTCCTGACCGGAGTTGGCGTCCTGAAAATCTATTACGACGACGACCCCGAGAGGGTGGTCGAGCGTTACTCCGGCCTATCAGAGCCACAGCTTGAGGCACTGCTCTCCGACCCGATGGTCGAGGTGACAGAGATCGAGCGTTCTGAGACCGACGGCACTGCGGTGACCGTCGCCCGGATAACACGCTACGGAAAAGTTAGGGTAGAGGCCGTACCGGCCGAAGAGTTCCGCATCAATGATGACGCCGACAGTCTTGATCTGGCTAAGGCGCGTTTTGTTGCCCACTCTACACGCCGGTCGGCCTCGGACTTATTGCGCGCGGGATATGACCCCGACATCATCGCGGACGCCCATCAGGGCTATCTGGAGCGCGATGTCGGTGACTATCACAACATGACCGACATCTCGGACATTGACGACAGCCAGAAGCAGATCGTCGTGACCGAGGCGTACCTTGAGATGGACATCAACGGTGACGGCATCAGCGAGATGTGCAAGGTCACCTGTATCGGTGAGTCGCCCGTTGAGGCGATCCTCGACATCGAGGAGGTGGCCGAGATCCCGTTCGTGGCCATGTCCGCCACGCCGATGTCCCACCAGTTCTTGGGCATCAGCATCTTCGAGCGCCTGAAGCAGGTGCAGGACATCAAGACCGCCGTACTCAGATCCACGCTGGACTCTTTCTACCAGTCAGTGAACCGCATCAAGGTGGTTCAGGAGGGTCAGGTCAACATTGACGACCTACTGGTCAACCGTCCCGGCGGCATCATCCGCGCCAAGGGCCACAACGCTGTCACCGAGCTGGGTGGCACGTTCTTCGGCGGCGAGGCGCTACAGCTTCTCCAGTACGCCGATGTGCAGAAGCAATCAAGGGTCGGCGTGTCCCCGGACATGGCGGGCCAGAATAATCTTGTGAACAACGAGTCCGCGCACGGCGTCGAGAGAATGATGTCGGCGCAGGAGATGCTCGTGAACCTCATGGTGAGGGCCATCGCAGAGACCGGGGTGCGCCCGGCCTACAAGATGATCCGCGACCTCATGGTTCGCTTCCAGAGCGGTTGCGTGCCATACAAGTTCAAGGGCAACTGGATGAACGTCGACCCCAGCACGTGGGGCGACCGTAGCCGCATGATGGTGACAGTCGGTTCCGGTGCCGGTGACGACCAGAGGCGGCTTGCCGCGTTGCAGACACTGTTCCAGACGCAGATGCAGTTCACGCAGATGCCGGAGAACGTACTGGTCGACACGAAGCAGTTGTACAACACGCTGGACGACATGGTCGAGCTGGCGGATCTGGGCGAGGCGGAGAAGTACTTCATGAACCCGCAGAGCCCGGAGGGTCAGCAGTTCGCCCAGATGAAGCAGCAGCAGAACCAGCAGAACCAGCAGGAGATGATGCAGAAGGAGCAGATGCAGATCCAGATGCAACAGCAAGCCCTGCAGGCTCAGATGCAGGTAGCCAACGCGGAGCAGACAAAGGCTCAGGCCACGATGCAGAACGGTCAGCTCAAGGAGCAGATCAACGCGATGGAGAGCCAGCACAAGACAGAGATCGAGCAGATGAAGGCCGCGTTGCAGTCCGCGAAGGACTCCGCAAAGCAGGCGTTCGACTACGACAAGCTAAAGACAGACACCGCTTTGAAACTCACGGAATTGGAGACCAACTCGAAGATGCAGTTGGAGCGAGAGCTACGGGCAAACAAGGAAAGTTTAAATGGCAGTGGATCTACAGAAAGAGGCGAGACGGGGTCGGCAAGCGAGAGCGGAGCTGGCGCTAGTTAGGGAACACCTAGACGAGGAGAGGCAGAGGCTGTTCGGTCAGTTCTGCGACCCGTCCAGCGAGGAGGAGGTCTACATAATTCGGGAAGAAGCTAAGGCTTTGCAAAAGGTCGAGGACTTCCTTAACGAGCTGGTCACCACTGGTGAGCTGGCCCAACAATCAGAAGGAGTTAACGAGTGATGAGCGATTCTATCCAGCACGAAGGGGAGCGCGGCAGCACCGTAGATCAGGTGGCGGAACTGCTAATGGCGGACGACGCACCTGAGGAGGAGGCATCAACAGAGGAGGCGGTACACCGCCCGAATGATGATGACCTCGTAGATGATAGTGAAGAAGTGTCAGAGGAAGTACAGGCGCAAGAGTCTGATGACGAGATCGAAGATCCCGAAACGGACGACTCCAATGAGCTAGAGACCGATGACGACGATGGGCTCGAAGCCCTAGCCACAGAGCTTGGACTTGACGGAGACAAACTCACCCTCTCAGAGGATGGGGATGTGCTCGTTAAGCTCAAGGTCAACGGCCGGGACGAGGTCATTGATTTGAAAGAGGCAATTGCAGGCACGCAGTTCAGCAAGGCCAACGATGAGAAGGCCAGACTGATTGCGGAGGATCGTAAGACCTTCGAGTCAGAGCGTGAATATGTTGTGCAGGAGCTAGGTAACCGAATTCAGCACGTTCAGAACCTTGGACAGATGCTTGAACAAAAGTTGATGGGCGAGTTCAACGCCATTGACTGGGATGCGCTCAGAGTACGCGATCCAGCGGAATGGGCGGCGAAGACGCAGGAACTTCAGATGCGTCAGCAGGAGCTTCATCAGATGGGTCAGGCCGTCGGGCAACAGGCGGCGGCACAGCAAGGTCAGATGACCGAGCAGGAGCAGGCACAGCGTCAGCAGATATTGGCGCATGAGCGGGTTCTACTGACCGAGGCAATCCCAGACTGGCAGGACGGCGAAAAGATGAGCGCAGGCATGGCCGACGTCATCGAGTACGCACGCGCGCAGGGCTACCCGGACGAGGAGCTATCTGATGTGACGATGTCGCGTCATGTAGTAACCCTACGAAAGGCCATGCTCTACGATCAGGGCAAGACCGTCGCTGAGAAGAAGGTTAAGAAAGCTCCCCGAATGCAACGAGCCTCAAATGGTCGCTTTGTCTCTTCTACCAAGAAGAGCAAGGTTAATAGGTTAATTGAGCGAGCACAGAACGCCAAAGGCGCAAACAAAAGGGAAGCGCAGGCTGACGCTGTGACCGCTCTGCTCATGGGAGAATAATCATGGCAACAGGTAACATTGACAGCTTCGACTTAAAGTCGATAGCAAAGGGCGGCGTCATTCACGAAGACGTAATGAACAAGATCTTTGACATCTCGAAGATTCCACTGCCTTTCACCGACCTAGTGGGTTCATCCACTCACAAGAACGAGCGGTTTGATTGGGTCATCGATGAGCTTCGCGCTCCCGACGTAACCAACGCCCGCGTTGACGGTTCTGACGCTGGCACAGCCGGTACAGCCGGTGGCGCGCGCGTGGGTAACCACTCGCAGATCTCAGACGAGGTCATCGCCGTTTCGTACCGGGCTGACGCGTCTGACACGATTGGTCGCACCAAGGAGCTTGCGTATAGACTCACTCGCGGCAACCAGCAGATCCGTCGTGACGTCGAGGCCATGGCGCTTAACAACCAAGCGTCTGTGGCTGGCACCGACACGGTAGCCGGTGTAACTGGCGGACTGCCTACGTGGCTAGAGACCACCGTGATGAGCGGTGACGGCTCTGCCGCTACTGCTGGCGGTCACAACATGACCACTGGCCTGACAGCGAAGTACACCGAGGAGACGGGTGTTGCTCTGTCGTTCCAAGCGGTCAAGGACGCAATCCAAGGCGTTTACGAGCAAGGCGGTGAGGTAACTCACTTCATGTCTAACCCCGGCGTTATTGGGGCGTTGTCTAGCTACATGTTCGACAACGAGGCTCGCGTTGCAACCCTGACATCTGATCAGGGCGCGCCTGCCAACTCTAAGGCAACCGCACTGGCGAGCGTGAACGTGCTTGTGTCGGATTTTGGCACCATCAAGCTTGTGCCTAACCGACTGCAGCCTTTGGACGCGAACGGCAACGCTGTAGCGTTCCTGCT